ATCGCAGCGATCCAGGCGCACGCGGCGGCCGAGTACCCGAAAGAGTGCTGCGGCCTGCTGCTCGCCGTAGGGCGAGCGCAGAAGTACTTCCCATGCCGGAACATCGCCACGGAGCCGAGTGAAGAGTTCCGGCTCGACCCTGAGGACTACGCTGCGGCGGAAGACCTGGGTGAGGTGATCGGCATTGTCCACTCGCACCCGGACGCCACCAGCCGGCCGTCACCGCACGACCTGGCCATGTGCGAGGCCACCGCCTTGCCCTGGCACATCCTGTCGTGGCCCGAGGGCGACCTACGCACGATCACGCCAACGGGCAGCACGCCGCTGCTCAAGCGACCGTTTGTTCACGGCGCCTGGGACTGCTGGCAGGTTTGCGCTGATTGGTACCTGCGCGAGTGGGGGCTGGAGTTCGAAGCCTTCCAGCGTGCCGATGGCTGGTGGGAGAGTGCGGAGAACGCGAGCCTCTACGAGCAGCACTATGAAGCCGCCGGCTTTGTGCGAGTCGACCAGCCAAAACGCGGCGACCTGATCGTCATGCACGTCGGGCGGACTGTTCACCCGAACCATGCCGGAATCTACCTGGGCACTGACCCGGCGCTGCCCGGTGAAGACTCAGGCACTTTCGGCCCTGGGCCGTTCCTGCTGCATCACCTGTATGGCAGGCCGTCCGAGATCATCGTATACGGTGGCCCCTGGCATGACCGGACACGCCTGATTCTCAGGCACAAAGACGCAAAATAACCAACATGATGCGGCTGTGCCGCAGGAGATCGTAATGAATAGTCAAGACGCAGCGGATGCCGAAGGAGAAGCCTGCAATAGCCAAAATGACGACAATGCAGATAGCTTAATAGGTCTCGCCGGCAACCGCGCGATCGTAGAGCAATTTGGGGCTTTTACAGCCTGCCTTCAGCTGCCGCTATATAAGTGTTAAGAACCTTTTGGTACTCCGACTCATTCAGTTTCTCAACGCCTTCCAAGCGCTTTTCTATGCGAGTCAAATGCTCTTTGAATACTTCAGAATCAAGAGCACCGGAACTTTTTAGGGCAGATATCAGCGCAATAGTTACGCTGTTTGTCGCGAGCTGGGCAGCGATTGCTGCGTGTTTGTTGGGGTCTTCCATTTCACTTTCCTTGCGTTATCCGCGCCGTTATTGGCGCAACCCCAGTCCTTGGGCTTGCAGGCGAAGGACTGGGGAATCCTTTATTTGGCTTGAAGCGCAGTTAATCGGCTTTGGCCTGCGGGCGTCAGAGGTCCATTTATAATCCTGAGCCTGAAGCGGCCGGCTACCATTCTCGTTGCTTGAATTCCCGAAAGACCTTGGTCTTTCAGAACAATCGCGGCCTCGTTGTCGATGGTGTTCTGGAGTTCTGCCCAGCTGATTTTTTCCTCAGAAAACTGGCCAATTTTGAGCAGCGTTTCGTCAAGGCGCTTCTGATCCATGTGCAGTTACCCATATCCGTAGGTTGGAAAGTGACGATATCAAAGCGATATCGCGAGCGATACTTGGGCATCCATACAGCGGTTCTGGTGATAAAGTCGGGACTTTCAGGATGAGGAAGAATCATGCGAGTTTTGATAACGGCGTTGGCGGTAGCGATGCTGGCGGGGTGCGCCTCCACGGCAATTTCAGTGCGAGACGCAAAGCCGGTGCCGGCGGATGAGATTTATGCCTTCCAGTCCAAGCCATCTGGTGACAGTGGGAAAATTACTGTCGTGCGCGACTCTGGCGCCGTCGGATCAGGCTGCGATATCGTCGTCTACGTAGATGGGCGCAAGGCTGCGAAAATTGGAACTGGTCAGCGCGCTACCTTTTACCTTCCGCCGGGATCGCCAAATCTCGGCGCTGGCCTGGCAGGATCTGGCCTATGTGCTGGAGCGGCGATCCGGACGATTGCAGCGACCGTGCAGCCTGGGAAGGAAAGTCTGTACAGGATCAGCGGTGATATAGGCGGCTTCTACATTGGCCCCTATGTCGACTACAACTGAAAAACGAAAATCATAAAGCCGCCTCCGGGCGGTTTTTTATTGCCCGGAGAAAAAGATGCAGGCATCAGCGATCAACTACCAACCAATGACAACCATTCGACTGCACGGGCAGCTACGTCAGTTCGGGAAGTCCTTCAGGCTTTCGGTGAAATCGCCTGCCGAGGCCATTAAGGCTCTTTGCATTCAGATTCCCGGATTTGAACGCTTCCTGTCGAACGCCAAATCGCGAGGTCTGGAGTTCGCAGTCTTTCGCGATAAGCGCAACATCGGCGAGAAAGAGTTGAGCTACAGCGGCGCCGGCGACATTCGGATTGCTCCTGTAGTGGTGGGTAGCAAGCGCGGCGGGGTCCTTCAGACCATCGTCGGCGCGATCCTGATTGTTGTCGGGGTTATTTTCGCGGCAACTCCGTTCGGCACCCCGTTAATTGGAGCGGGCATCGGACTGGTCGCCGGAGGCGTAATCCAGATGCTCAGCCCCCAGGCCGGCGGCCTCAAAACCAGTGCTGCGCCAGAGAACACGCCCGGCTACGCCTTCGGCAGCGCCAAGAACACCACGGCATCCGGTAACCCGGTACCGCTCTGCATCGGAGAGCGCCGTTGGGGCGGGGCAATCATCAGTGCCGCCATCTACGCAGAAGACCAGATGTAGCCAACACCTGAAACACAGCAGCCGCCCATGAGGCGGTTTTTTATTGCCTGGAGAAAAGCATGGGCGCAGCACTCAAGATTGATATCCACGGCGCCAAGGGCGGCGAAGAGAAACCAAAAACGCCAACTGAAGTTCCGGACAGTCTGCGCTCTGTCGCAATTGCCAAGATGCTGATCGCCATCGGTGAGGGTGAGTTCGAAGGAACGCCTACCGCGCGCGACATCTACCTCGACAACACCCCGCTGCAAGACCCTCAGGGCAACATGAACTTCCCGAACGTGAAGTGGGAATGGCGCACCGGTGCGGTGGATCAGGCCTATATCCAGGGCATTCCGTCTGTCGAGAACGAGACCACGATTGGAACCGAGCTGCGCAGCGGCACGCCATGGGTTAAGTCCATCAGCAACACTCAGCTTTCCGCCGTGCGCGTGCGCTTCGCCTGGCCGGCGCTCCAGTCTGTGGATGCCGGCGGGAACATCAATGGGTACCGGATCGAGTACAAGGTTGAACTGGCAACCGACGGCGGCGCGTATCGGCAGGTGCTGAGCGAAGCTGTCGACGGCAAGACCACCAGCGTGTACGAGCGCACCCGTCGCATCGATTTGCCGAAGGCTACTTCTGGCTGGCTGATGCGCATCACGCGCCTGACGATCAACCAGAACAACAACAAAATCTCCGACACGATGCAGATCGCCGGCTTCACGGAGGTGATCGACGCGAAGTTGCGGTATCCGAACACAGCGTTGCTCTATATCGAGTTTTCGGCCGAGCAGTTCCGCAGCATTCCAGCGGTAACAGTCGGCTGCAAGGCTCGTAAATGGCAGGTGCCCAGTAACTATGACCCCGTTTCGAGGACATACAGCGGTATCTGGGATGGGACGCTGAAAGAGGCTTACACCAACAATCCAGTCTGGGCGACCTACGGAATCACTACCGTCGACCGCTTTGGCTTGGGCCGCCGCATCAAGCCTTGGATGGTCGACAAGTGGGAGCTTTATCGCATCTCGCAGTACTGCGACCAGTTGGTGCCGGACGGCAAGGGCGGCCAGGAGCCGCGCTTCATCTGCAACCTGAACCTACAGAGCAAGGCTGATGCCTGGTCGTTGCTGCGTGACATCTCGGCGATCTACCGGGGGATGACCTACTGGGCCCAAGGCCAGGTGCTCACCCTGTCGGATATGCCGCGCGCCACCGACTTTGACTTCGCCTATACCCGGGCGAACGTCATCGATGGCAAGTTCACCTATTCCAGCGCGTCGGAGCGCACCCGCTACAGTCGGGCGCTGGTCAGCTACGACAACCCGCTGAACAACTACGACACCGATGTCACGGCGGTGACCGATCAGAAGCTGCAGCGCCGCTACGGCGATAACCCGCTGGAGATCAGCGCGATCGGCTGCACGCGTGAGTCGGAGGCCCAGCGCCGCGGCAAGTGGGCCTTGCTCACCAACTCCAAAGACCGGGCTGTGACGTTCCGCGTTGGCCTGGACGGGCGTATCCCGCTTCCTGGCTACGTAATCCCGATCGCTGACGAGCTGTTGGCCGGTCGGCCAGTGGGCGGGCGCATCTCTGCGGTGAACGGCAAGGTCATCACCCTGGACCGCGACACCCAGGCCAAACCCGGCGACCGGCTGATCCTCAACTTGCCTGACGGCAAGTGCGAGGGGCGCACCGTGCAACTGGTCAGTGGTCGCCAGGTCACGGTCACCACGGCGTACTCCGTGCCGCCTGAGCGTGAACTGGTGTGGGCGCTCGACGCTGACGACCTGGCCATCCCACTGTACCGGGTGACCAGCGTTTCCCGGCCAGAGCCTGGCGTGTTCGAAATCTCGGCTGTGCAGTACGACCCGAGCAAGTTTGCGCACATCGACACCGGCGCTCGGCTGGAAGAACGGCCGATCAGCGTCATCCCGATCACCGTAGTTCCAGCACCGGCCAGCGTCACGCTGACGTCGAGCTACGCCGTGAATCAGGGCATTGCCATCAGCACCATGAACATCTCGTGGCCTGCGGTGAGCGGTGCGGTCGCCTACGACGTGGAGTGGCGCAAGGACAGCGGCAACTGGATCAAGGTGCAGCGGACAGGTTCGACCAGTGTTGACGTCACCGGCATCTACTCGGGCGCCTATTTGGCCCGGGTCCGCTCGGTGAGCGCCTTCGAGATATCGTCGATCTGGAAAAGCTCCAACCTGACCAACCTGAAAGGTAAGGTCGGCCTGCCGCCGGCAGTGGCGTTCCTGACCACTACCAGCGAGTTGTTCGGCATCGGCATCAAGTGTGGCTTCCCTGCTGGCGCCGAGGATACCCAGCGCACCGAGCTGTGGTATGGCCCTACAAACAATCTTGGAGCCGCTACCAAGCTGGCCGATCTGGCGTATCCGCAGGCCGACTACCGCATGCAATCGCTGTTGGCGGGCGCTCGGTTCTTCTTCTGGGCGCGCCTGGTGGACCGGACCGGAAACATCGGGCCGTTCTATCCTGTGGTCAACGGAGTGATTGGGCAGGCCAGTTCGCAGGCCGGCCCTATCCTGGACTTGATTGCCGGCCAGATTGGTAAAACCGAACTGGCTCAGGAGTTGGTCAAGGAGATCGAGTTGATCTCCGGCGACGGTCCGGGTTCTGTGAACGATCGCTTGGAGCAGGCCAAGCAGGAACTGGAAGACCTGATCGATCAGATCACGGACGCCCTGGTCTATGATCCGACCAAAACCTATGCCGCCGGCGACGTAGTGCGGCAGGGCCAGCACCTGTACCAAGCCATCGCGCCGGTACCGAAAAACACTACGCCTCCCAATGCCCAGTACTGGTTCGATATTGGCACCATTGCCGAGACAACCCAGGCCATGGCGTTGCAGATCCAGCAGAACAAGGCGTCCATCGACACCGTGGACGGCAAGGTCACGGCACAGGCCTCCGCCCTGCAATCGCTCCAGGCGAGCTGGAGGGAGGACAGCGGGGAGGGCGACCTGGCGGACGCCCTGAAAGGTTGGGATGCCACCGCCAAGTTCGCTGAGCAGGTCAAGGTTCAGGCCTCGGACAACCGAGCGCTGGTTGAGCGCACCACGTCGCTGGATGCGGCGGTAGGGCAGAACAGGGCCGGGCTTACCTCGCTTGAGCAGGTGGTAGCCACTGAAACCCTTGCAACGGCGACACGACTGGATCAGTTGAAAAGCAGCGTCGACGGCAACACTGCTGCGATTGGCGGTGAGGCATCGACAAGGGCTGATGCCGATAGTGCTCTTGGGACTCGCATCGATCAGGTTGGGGTCACCGTCGGCAATAACGGCGCGGCGATCAGCCAGGAGGAAATCGCCCGGGCGAATGCGGACACCGCGCTCGGCCAAAGAATCGATACGACACAGGCCAAGGTTGCAGAGAACTCGGCAGCCGTTCAAACGGTCACCGATTCCTTGGCCGACACCAACAAAGCTGTCGCCTCACAGTCCACCACGCTTCAAGCTGTTGTTGGCGGGGGGCGGGACGGTACGGACGAGGGAGACCTGGCCAGCGCTATCAGCGAGGTGAAGAACAAGGCCGCGATCCAGGTCACGGCCAGGGCCCAGGCTGACACCGCCGGCAAGCTGTCTACGATGTGGGCAGTCAAAATGCAGATCAATGCCAATGGTCAGTACGTTGCCGCCGGGATTGGACTGGGTATCGAGCAGGGCGCTGATGGTTTGTTGCAAAGCCAGTTCCTGGTGAGTGCTGATCGATTTGCCGTAGTGAACACAATCGATGGTGGTGCTTTCACCACGCCGTTTGTAGTTCAGGGCGGTCAGGTGTTCATGAGCTCCGCCATGATTCAGGACGGGACGATCACCAACGCCAAGATCGGCAACTACATACAGTCGAACAATTACCAAGCAGGTATTGCCGGCTGGAAGTTGTTCTTCGACGGAACGTTTGAAATCAATAGTTCATTGGGGCCTGGTCAGGCAAGGCAAGTTATCAACAGTAATGGCGGTAGTGTTTTCGACGAAAATAATCAGGTTCGTTATCAGTGGGGGAAATTTAACTAATGTCTTTCGGTGTAAGAATATGGGGGCCTACGGGCCTCCTTGAATTGGATGAGACCTCTTTCACCGTGCGCGTTATCTATTCAGCCCTTGTAACCCGGCCTGCCGGCACGCTGTATAGCGATATAGTGGTGCCTGGTTGTGATCCAGCCACCTGCAGCGCGGTGTGCGTTCCAACCGCGCCATACCCTGAAGACCCCAGCGCACAGAACCTAAACGCAATCCAATACGAGCCTCAAGTCATGTCCGGGGTAGTGAGGGTTTGGTACGTTAACCGAAGCATAAATCCGTCGTCGCCGCCGGCCCCAGGGTTGGCCACACAGAGGCTTTTAGTGATGAAGTACCGATAATGCCGTCTTATGGAATGTCCTTTACCAACGACTCAGGTGTCGTAGTCATCGATTCGGAGTTTGCCAGGTTGGTCGTCCTGTACAAAGGTGACTACAGCGGCCCTATCGTCTTCCCGGCGCCGATAACCACTCAGGAACCGCCCTTGGTGTTTGTTCGCCCCAGTGCCTCGGCAACCATAAGTTACGCCAAGATAACCGGTACCGCAGGCAACTGGACGGGCTTCTCATTCTTGGGAATGGGCTCTGGAAAGTTCTTCGTGGCCTCTTTCGGCGGGGCAACTCCCACTGCGAAGTACGGGTTTAGATTATGGGATGGGCAAGGAAAGTTGTTGTTTGATAGCGGGACACCGTGTGCGCAGTTCACCCGCACGATATCGGCATGGACCTACATTGGATCCAGCACAACACCGCAGGGTCAGACCCAGGTCAACTTTACAGCGCCATCCCCGCTGGACTCCGGCGATTACATCATGATCAACAACATAGGGATGGATGTCAGTGCCGGTTCTAGCAAGGGCGCTAAGTTGTACTGCGTGTGGGACTACGCAAACAACCGGATTGTGATGTTTACGATTGGAGTCTCTAACGCTGCGACATTTTATGTGCCCGTGGTGTTCGCTAAGCCAGTGATTTAGCCGTTCACCAGACAATTCAATATCCAATAGCCGCCCTGAGCGGTTTTTTTATTTCCTGGAGAAAAGTATGCCTTGGTACAGAGCCGGCACAGTTGCAGTTGCATTGAATTCCAGCACCGTCACCGGCACAGGCACGTCGTTCAGTGCCAACGGGCGCGTAGGTGATGCATGGACTGGGCCCGATGGGCGCTGGTATGAGGTGACCAACATCGCCAGCAACACGGTGCTGACCATCTCACCGAACTACCTGGGGGCGACAGTCTCTGCTGGCACGTACGCCCTGGCTCCGATGCAGGGCTACGTAAAGGACTCAGCCGATCAGCTCCGGCAGATCGTCAACCAATGGGGCGCCACCCTGGCCGGCCTGGGTACGGTCTCCACGCAAAACGTGGTTCCTGTGGCCATGGGCGGTACCGGCGGCACAACCCAGGCTACAGCTCGCGCTGGCTTAGGGCTTGGTAGTGCGGCGGTGGCCGCGATCGGGTATGACGACGGGAATGTGGCGAGCTCTTATGCAGTCGGCAGAACGCGCACAAGCGTGGTTCAAAGCTGGTTGACGAACGCTGTACATGGGCTTGATCCAAACCTCTATCCGCCAGGTTCTCCGGGCATGCCGTCCGGCGGTACGGGCTACTTTTACAAGCAGATTTTTCGGCACTCTGATGGCTCTAACAGGCTGACGGTTGCCTGGCCTTATGGGCTTGCTGGCAATTCGGGCACCATTAAATTTCAATCGATTTACGACGGTGCCGTAACACCTTGGATTGAGATCTATCACACCGGGAACACCACTCGCGCCGCTGACGGCACACTGAAGGCTATCTAATGACCACTCGCGCAGCAGTAAACATTCTCGGTGCCGACGGCGCCGTCATCGATGTCACGTCTTTGGGCGTTAGCACCATCACCACCGAGCACCCGGGCCCTGGCCAGTATCTGGTGCACGGAACGCTTGGGATGGTTCCACCACCAGAGGGCTGGGGTTTTGTTCTGAACCAGGTCGACGCGGCTTGCTCGGTAGACATCGGTTACAACGAGGGCGTGCTGGCTGTCAGCGTGGCCAAGGATGGCGAGCCCGCCGACTTGGTGCACAGCATCACTTTGCATGTGGCCGTGGACTCCTTGCCCGTCCAGGTGGTGCCGGAGCTGACAGCTCCTGCAGCTGACCCGCTGGAATTGGCTCAGGCCGAGATCACCCGGCTGCGGGCCGTCGCTGACTATGCGATCGCGCCACTTCAGGACGCCGTGGATGTCGACGAAGCCACTGACGCAGATCTCGCGGCGCTCAAATCCTGGAAGAAATACCGAGTAGCGCTGAGCCGGGTTATTGAGCAGCCGCAGTACCCGGATGCCATTGAGTGGCCCGTCGTGCCTGCGTAACTGCAAACGATCAAAGCCGCCCGCCTTGAGCGGGTTTTTTATTGCCTGGAGAAAAGCATGCCGATCACTGAGCAGCAATTGCTGCAGATCCTCCCGAACGCCGGCCGCCAAGCCGGCGTTTTTGTTCCCGTACTGAATACAGCCATGGCCAAGTACGGAATCGTCACTCGACTGCGCATTGCTGCGTTCGTCGCCCAGGTCGGGCACGAGTCGGGGCAGTTCCGCTGGCTGAAAGAGTTGTGGGGGCCGACGGCGCAGCAGAAGGGCTATGAAGGCCGCGCCGACCTGGGAAACACGGTTAATGGCGATGGCTTCAAGTATCGGGGCCGAGGGCTGATTCAGGTCACTGGGCGGGCGAACTACGCGGCGTGTGGCGATGCGCTGGGCCTGGACCTGATCAATCAGCCTGAGCTGCTTGAACAGCCGCAATACGCTGCGATGTCGGCGGCCTGGTTCTGGTCTACCCGCGGGCTGAACACTCTGGCGGACCAGAGCGATTTCCTGAAGATCACCCGTCGTATCAATGGCGACATCAACGGCCTGGAGGATCGCCAGGCTTTGTACAAAGTGGCGCTGAAGGTGCTGGCATGACGCCGGTGCAGAAGTTGGCCAGCCTGGCGGCGCTGATCCTGCTGGCTATGGCCGTGAGCTTCGGCGCTGCCTGGCAGGTGCAGGAATGGCGGTATGACGGGAAGCTGGCAAAGCAGGCGGGACAGTTCCAGACGGACCTTGACGCGATCGGCAATGCCGCTACCGCCCAGGCCCGCGCCGAGCAGGACAAGCGCCTTGCCACCGAGCAGCAACTGGCCGCTGCCGATCAACAACACACCAAGGAATTATCCGATGCCCAGCGCAACCAGGCTCTGCTGCGTGACCGCCTTGCTACTGCTGATGTGCGGCTGTCAGTCCTTCTCGACGCCACGGATTCAGCCGGTGGCTGCGACGTGCCTGCCGCCCCCGGCGCCGTCGGCGTGGTTCATGCAGCCCGTCGAGCCCAACTTGACCCAGCGCATGCTCAAAGAATTATCGCCATCACCGATGCCGGAGACCAAGGATTGATCGCCCTGCGAGCCTGTCAGGCCTACCTAAAAGAGGTTTCTACACCGAAGTAAAAGGAGCGGCCGGGCAGGATGCGTCAACATCCACCCGGCCACCTTCCCCGCAGAACGTCCCTGCAAGTCCAGCCAAGACTCCTGTTTCGTGCACAAAGCGGAGCGAGCCTTGCACTGTTTATCCATTCAGTTTTATTGAGGTAAGTGTTTTTTTACCAAGAGACTGATATTCGTTGACATTGCTCTCAGTCATATTAAATGTTGCAATTATCAAATTATTATCTGATAGCATATATAGCTGCATATTCAATATGTCAGCATCGAGCCCCTTCGATGTAAATGTTATAAGCCATGCCTTATTGCCCCCAGCCTCGATCTGTGAAGCTTGAGGTGCTAAGTTTTTCATGGCGATTAAAATATTATCTTTGATTTCATCAATTCCAACTAGTTCCGGTTTTTTTAACTTTGATATGCCAAAAGATACAGAGCCGCTTTCATTGCTGTAAATAACCTGAGGTCTTCTTTTTGATGGATATTTAATTTCAGCTAGCTTTTCAGATAATGGTGTGAATTGCGTTGGTATTTCAACACTTAAGCCTAAAGATTTGATGTTCTCTAATCTCATTTTTGCGTCTAGCGCTGAAGCACTTGCCGAAAACATTAATAATAAGATAAATGCGGCTATATTTTTCCGTAGTTCAATCACGTAGTTAATCCTCAATCTTACCATTACATCTCTGCTTCGGTTTCAATCGTGACTGCTACCGGGGTGGAGGAGTCGCGAGTGCTTTTCCTACGGTATTCGGTAATGAATTTTACTCGGTCGTCCTGGGAAAAGAGCAGGATTGAACCAGAGCGTGGATGGGGAACGTGGTGCTAGAAACTGCTTAACCAGTAGCTCTTTTAAGCCCCGTTGAAACGTTTTTTCGCTCATATCCATGGATATCCCAGACAGTCCGTCGTTAAACCAAGCTAGCTCGATGCTTTCTGCAAAAACCTGACGCATATACGCTACCTATAGCAAGTCCTATTGACTGAGCGGTTGTCGTTGGTGTGTTAAATCCGGCAACCGCTCCTGTCATTATTGCGGATGCAGCACCTCTAAGGGTCGCCGGCTGTCCTGCGCCAGCGTAGGCTCCTACGCAAGCTAACCCAGCTTAACCCAACGCATGTTCAAAGAGTTATCGGCATCACCGACGCCGGGGATAATGCCGTGATCGCGCTGCGGGCGTGCCAGGCGTACGTCAGGGCGATTGCGCACTGAGGATGATGAGCTACGCTTTTGGCTTGGATGCTCAGGACGGCAATTCTCCATTAAAACTGACAGGCACTTATGGACAAGCAGCTGGCAGGGCTCTCTTTTCTTTTGACGCTGGGGTGGGTCGTTGCTGTGGTGGGCGTCATGTGGTTTTTCGGTAGATGAAGAAAACTGTAGGCGGGAACTTGCTCTGTATTCAATGGCTCCCATGAGTACACCCATTTGGATATACAGGCATGAGCATCGGTGCAAGATTGAAATCTGAACGCCTTAGACTTGGATTGTCCCAATCTGCCATCGGTGCGATTGGTGGCGTGGAACTGAATGCTCAGGGAAGGTATGAGAACGGTATTCGTCTTCCGCGGGCGGATTACCTGGCATCGGTCGCGGAATCCGGCGTCGATATTCTGTACGTGATCACTGGAAAGCGCACCGAAAACGGTAACGCGGATTCGGCCAAAGCTGCTGAGGCACTGGACAGCGCCACGGAATGTCTTGAAAAGGCGAAAGAACTCATTCACTGAATTTTCTGTATCAGCTCCGGTCCTTTGTTCCGTACATTACCTACGGCCGTGTCGACCTTGAACCACTCGAAGGCCTCGGCCGGCTCGCCCTGGTGCAGAACCATCTGCTCGGCGCGCTCCTTGGGCGTGGCCGGGTCTAGCCATTCCCTGGCCAGGTCCGGCGTCAGCACCACCGGCCGCCGGTCGTGGATGTCCACCATGCCGCCGGCACTGTCGGCGGTGATGATCACGAAGCCGTCATGCTCGCCCGGGCCTTCATCGATGTCGGGTAGTTGGCCTATGGCGGCGCACAGCACCGGCGCGCCATCTCGCCGGCGGATCAGGTAGGGCTGCTTCTTCGGTCCGCCTTCGTCCACCCACTCAAACCAGTTGTCGATGGGCGTGATTGCCCGGTGCGGCCAGATTGCGCGGAAGAACGGGCCGTGGGCCACCTTCTCGACGCGGGCATTGATCGGCGCGGCGCGGTCCTTGGCCCAGTGCGGGCGCCATCCCCATCGCACCAGGTCGGCGTGCAGCTGGTCACCCTGCAGGTGGAGCAGGGCGACTTGGGTTGTCGGGGCGACGTTGTACCGCTCCAGGGGTAACTCACCCACGGAGTTCGCCAGTGCATTTGGCATGCTCAGCGCTGCAACGAAGTCATGAATGCCGCTGTACTGGGAAAGTCTTCCGCACATGGCCAAGCCCTCAATCTGAAACCTGAGCTTAGACGATGGTTTTCGGGCGGGACATCAGGTCGTTCAGCATCCCGCGCAGCCTCTCCACTTCGCGCACGTTGACTCTTTCTGATGTTGTGAGGGTGTCGATCTGCTTACGCATGACCGCTGCTTCGGCGCCGCGCTGCCTTAGATATCCTGAGAATTCGTCTTTCTTTGCCTGCGCTTCAGCCAGCATCGCGACCAGGCCGAAGATGTCCGCCCTCGCTTTACGCAGTTGGAGGTTCAGTTCCTGGACCTCGTTCTCCAGTAGGCGGGCATGCTGTTTATGCATTTCGAGAGGCGTGGGGATGCCAAGCCACTCGCAGATGTCTTCATCGATGTTCATGGGGCGTACTTCCGAATGCTGTATGCGCGTACAGTATTCGAGATTTGGACAAGCGAAAGGCCTGAGGCGACGAACTGCAGGTTTACCCGACGATCAGTCGGGCGCCATGAGGACGGCCAGGGTCAGCTTGATGAACTCTTCATTCTCGTCGATGGTGTGCAGGGCGCCGCGGATGTTCTCCGCTACATCGGCTGAGCCGCGCTGCTCAACCCAGTTCGATAGCTCCATGATGGAGGCTTCGAGGGCCAACTGGTTTTCGTACAACTTGGAGAGCAGGGAAGGGAGCAGGTCTGAGTTGGGCATCGGCGTTCCTCTGGTGAAGTGAACAGCTTAGCAGTCGGCGTTCTTTGGGTGGTTTGTGTTCGGTCGGCAGGACGCCGGGGAGGGGTTAATTCCTTTCCGCAAAAAAATGCCGGCCCTTGAATTTGCTGGGCTGTAGAGGGTCATTTTTATCTCTGATGCGGAAAGGAATTGCTTCTATATCTATGTATTTAAAGGATTAGTTTTCGGACTTAAAATCCCCCGCTCGTAAGGGCGTGCCGGTTCGATTCCGGCTTCGGGCACCATCTAAAACCAAGGGTTTGCGGGCGAAAGCTGATGCAAGCCCTTGTTTGTTTCCGGTCGGTAATAAAACAACTGGCCCGCAAATCACTTCGTTGGTGAGACTTTCTTGCCTTTGCGGTTGCGGATGTACTGCTCGGTCATCACGACGGTGGTATGGGGCGGAAAAAGTGCTGGTTCCTGATCCAGGCAACCAGCTCATCCTTCGTCATTTCATCGAGAACATCTTTAGCCACCGAGTTTTTCATGCGTGCATACCTCGCCCGCCGCTCACCGGGAGGCATGTAGGTGTATGGCCCGGTGTCGCCGTCGAACGGCTCGACGATGTGGATAGCGACGCCCAAGCGCTTGGTAGCTGTAGGCGATTGGCCTGGGCTTGTAACCGATCGGCGCCGCTTCTTCGATCTGGCCGCCGCTGGCCAGGAACTGGGCGATCTGGGCTGCCAGTTCAGCCGAGGCCGGGCACCGAATTGATATCTAATTGCCATCATTCCGATACAATCGCGCCCGGCTGAGCATCAGCTATGCCAATGAAGGCGCAACGGAGTGATGGTATGAAGATGGGGAAGGTGGCGGGAGCCACACTACTTGCAGCAATGACGTTCCTGGGCGGCTGCGCGAGTATCGTGAGCGATAGCAAGCCAAAGGTTGGGCTGTACAGCCTGCCTACAAATGCCAACTATGTAATCAAAGACAGCAAGGGCAGCGTGCTACTGAAGGGGGTTACGCCCGGCACGGCACTTTTGGAGACGAGCCGAGGCTACTTTCAAAGCCAAAGCTATACAGTCACCTTCCAAAAGGACGGTTACACCGAGACGACAGTTCCCCTGAAATCTACAGTGAGCGGCTGGTATTGGGGGAACCTGCTGATTGGCGGTTTGATCGGTATGCTGATCGTAGATCCGCTGACAGGCGCCATGTACACATTGCCAGAAGACGCGACAGGAAACCTTTCTGCTGTTGCATTACCTCAAGCCTCGCTGCTACCAATGCCTAGCGCTCCACAGTAAATACGATCTCAAAAAAAGCCCGCACATAGTCGGGCTTCTTGGTCTTAGATAAGGCACCTGAGAGGAGAGCGCTATACCCTTAGGCCCAGCCTCTCACACTTCATTCTAGCCATGGTGTTGTTTCGCGCAGGATTGGTAGTTTGTCGCTAGTTTTCGCCGCGAGGCAGGAACATTCATAGCACTTGTCTGTCATAGCCCCCGTAGATACTTTCGCATTGACCACCACGCAGACGGCATACCCGAATCTGCGCCCGAGGAAGCCGGCATAGGCTTGTATCGGTTCGCTCAAGTAACGTTACTTATTTGCCTCTTGATCTGGCTGGTTCTGTGCCAGGTTTGCCTGGATCGTTTCTTTATAATCGAATGGATAAAGGCCGAATAGCATGAGTGATTGAGGGAACGGCAGTGTTGATCATCAAGGGCTTAATCAGAATGGAGCGGTTATGACACGAGCATGGAAGATTTCAGCATTTCTCTGGTTGGGGCTCCTCAGCTCCTGCACGATGACAGGGCCAAAATTCACGCCACTTGAAAACGTGGATTCTCAATATGGTGTTCTCTATGTCTACCGGCCCAGTAATTACGATATGGGCCTAATGACCGCCTTGATTTCTTTGGACGGAAAGCAGATAGCATCTCTAGAGAACGGCGGTTATGTAGCCGTGCCTGTTGCGCCAGGTGAGCACACGATCACCCAGAAATGGAAGGCCGGAATCTTGGGCAATTCCGATCTTGAGGGCGGTACCACGACCACTGCCGTCGATGTTAAACGCTCAGATGCCTCCTACGTTAGCCTCACATCCAATAGCACGAGAGTGCAGGCAAAACGATTCAATGCCGTCGCTGTTGACCTGCAGTGGCAGCTCAATAAAGTGTCTGCAGATCAGGCATTGCCCGAGATTTCTCAATGTAGAAAGGTTGAGGCGATCTAGCCCGACGGCGGGCGATATCTAGGTAAGCGGATGGGCCCGCACTTTGGCGGGCGACTAATGTGTAACGGAATTCGATTATCGGTTTCTACACCTTAGTCAGCGAGCCTTCAAGGCGGTACAGCTCGAGGGTGGGGGTTGTGTAGAAAGAGAGCGAAGTCTCGGCCGCAAAGTCGTCGATGTGAACTACGGTCGAACCATCAGCTTCTTGCCAGGTGATCACGAAAGCAGTTGGTGAGATAGCCTTCCATTCGTAGTTGACCTTTCCTTTAGCGCCCTTGAGATCGCCGCCGATGATTTCATAGCTGAGACTTTGGCCATCCTCAGCATAAATGTTGAGCGCGGTTAAACCGTTGTAACGCACTTCAAACGTTTTGCCGGCGAATGGAGGTTTGGTTGCTGAAGTCGACATGAGGCAGGATCTTCCAGAGATTGGTGATCGCGCATCATGGGCCTGCCCAGTGCTCTCTAAACAGGGAGGTAAACACAAAACATATTTGACCTAAAGAGACGAATTCAAGGGCTTTCGATATCCTCTAACGACGCGCCTATTCGGTCTTGCTTCGTGTTAGTAATCCTGCGTTGACCTCATGCGCACTGAATCGCCGCTGATTTTCTCTGTTGCAGATGCACCGCCCGGTCATCGCAACAGTACTGCGCTGCCTCAACCTCAGTTCTTCGCCCGGCTCAATAGAAATTCGTACCGACGCTTCTCGATAAAGATCGAATAACCTAATCCTCCGTCGCCGCTCGGCTGAAGAATGCTGTGGGTCTTGGATTTATGGAAAGGGTGGCTGTAAAGAGAGGGAAGGTCTGAATAGGCATAGCTTTCAAAATGCAGTTCGTCGCCTACCCAATGCACCTCGTTGTACAGGAAGTGCCAGTTTTTGCTGGAAGCCATGTAGAGGTAGGCACTGCCGTTGGGACCCATGATGACTTCTACCTCCAGCTCGCCTTTGTCATTTGCCCACTTGCCAATATATCGCTCCATACCGGAGTGGGCAGGTATCCCGGGATCCGCTACAAAATCACTGGCCTTGAAAGGGGTTTTGCGCGCAGCTTCAGCGGCGGCGTTTGGATAAAGGGCACACAGCGGTGCGACGTTACTGACTTTTACGTAGTTGAAGGTCAGGCTCGTATCCGAAACATCCATGCTCAGCGTCATGGTCTGCGGGTCGAATGCCAGGACCTTCAGGTCGAAGTTGTCTGAAGGTGATTTGAGATGGATGACCTTTCCATCATCAGACACCTTGAAGTCGCTTACTTCTTTTTCCTGGTGCTTCCCGGGTTCAGCGCAGTTGAATGGATGCAAGGTGGCTTTGGCATCAGCGCTGTATTCGACCACGTTGGCAATTCCGTTGCGCAGAGGAACCATGGCCCAGATGCCAACTACGTTATCTTGAGTCGCCAGCGCGTGCGTCGAAGGCTTGGCGCCATGGTTGGCACACCCGGTCATCATCAAGGTGGCCAGGGAAATTGTCAGAACGTTGATCCGCATCGGGCTTATCCATAAGAGTGTTCGCATTGATCCATCTGTCGCGGTTGGCGACCTTCTGGCAGGCAAGCATCATAAGGGATCGTTACGCCACAGTGCAGACCCAGAGGTGATTCTGCCGATAGGGCGCGCGGGTGAAGTGAACATCTGAAACCAGATGCATGCCTCGCTCTTGCAGGGCTTCGGTCAGTTGTACGAGTGTCTCTGCCTGGATAGTCATTGCTGTTACCTCGTCAGATTTACTGCGTTCATAATTCTTGACCGGCCGGGCAACTGGCTAATTCAAATTTTCTACAACGTTGATTGACGTGTGATTGCTTCAGTTCTTTTGCTCCCGCTCCCAGGATAAGCGCGACCTGAAAATATGCGGGCAGTGGTGCTCATTCACCCGAGGTGACCTACAGTGAGACATCGCGCCGGAATGACATGAGGAGATCCTATGTCCACTTTCAAGCTGACTTCGCGCATCTTCAGTACGCCCCGTCACACAACGCATTATCTGGAATCGGGACCTGCCGATGGGGCATTGATGATGTTCCTGCATGGCTGGCCCGAACTCGGTTTGATCTGGCGTGCACAGATGGAAGCGTTCGCTGCCCAAGGCTGGCACTGCGTCGCACCCGACATGCGCGGCTATGGCGGCTCTTCGGCGCCGGCCGCGATCAATGCGTACACGATTGAAAACATCGTGGCAGACATGACGGAGCTGCATGACCATCTCGGTGGAACGCCCGCCATCTGGGTGGGCCACGATTGGGGCAGCGTCGTGGCCGGTGAACTGGTCGCCCATGAACCTTGGCGCAGCCGCGGCGTTGTGCTGGTTTCGGTTCCGTACTTTCCTTCCACGAACGCGCTGGCGACGCTCATACCGCTGGTTGACCGAGGGATTTACCCGGTCGACCAGTATCCAGACGGCCAATGGGACTATTACCGCTACTACAACACGCATTTTGCGTCCGCCGTGGCTGATCTTGACGCGGACAAAGCAGCATCGCTGGCGTCGATTTATCGAAGAGGCGACCCTGCAAGCATCGCCAGGGTCGCCTCCAATGCCGAAGTGACCCGCAAAGGCGGGCGGTTTGGCGAAGCGCACCGAGCTCCCCCGACCCCACCAGACTCGGCGCTCTGGCCCGAGAAGGACTTCGCGGCACTGGTGCGCACGTTCGAGGAGCATGGTTTCCGCACGCCCTGCGCGTGGTATCTGAACGACGATGCCAACATCGAATACGCCCATCGCGCACCCAATGGCGGCCGCCTGTCCATGCCCGTCCTGTTTGTGAACGGTGATTACGACCCGATGAATACCATCAACGGCAATCAGTTGGGCGATCCAATGCGCGCGGCCTGCGCAGACCTCACAGTGACGAGCCTGCCTGGCGGGCATTGGCTGCCGGTGGAGTGCAAGACCGAACTCGTCGCGGCCATAAGTCGCTGGCTGATGCTCGCGAAATTCGTGCCCCATCAGTAA